GATTCTGAAGAATAGATTGTAAGTTATTTAATTCCCTAGCTTGAACTGGAAATCCAGGTTTAAATAATACCTTATAAAAATTATCAGTTGGATCATAGTCATCAAAATAGGGTGAGACATTTAAATTTGTTTTTTGTGCCATTGCTTCAGAATTCCAGTACTACTTTGATGTCTTCTTTTTGACGAGAATTTCGCGCTATAGTGGGTCTATTATCAATATAGATTATTTCTCCCGACCTCTTATTTATCTGAGACTTAGAAAGTCCATCGGTAAAGTTCACTCCGAGATTGATTGTATTGTTGCCAATAACAGTTGTAATTCCAGAGAAGTTTGTATCGACAGAAGCAGAGAATCCACCATCAGTTGTAACAGACTCAACACTTGAGTCAAAATCAACATATTTAGATTCTGATGTGACGCCAATAAAATCTCTCTGTGTTCCTGTCGTCTTGTTAAAGTACAATGAACGATCTTGAATATACTTGATCACATTAGTCTCCTCATCAAAAGAGGCTACATATCCAACAGCGGTTGTTGTACCAACAATTTGCTTAATAGTATCACCAACAACCAAAGATCCGCTTGGACTGCTAATTTTAATTTGCCCCATTGCAGAATAGTTATTTGCACTAAAGACTGCCGTAGAACCAAATGAAGTTGGATTTTTTACAATACCAACCTGTGCAAATTGAGTGTCAGTTGGAAAATTTCTTGTGGAGTCATCAAAACGCGAATAGACTAGAACTTTCTCAGCTCCCAATTCTTTATATAAATCATAACCATGACCTCTTGATGGTGGAATGATTGGGATCAACTCGGCAAATTCTGTTAGACTACCACTTTGAACTGGGCCTAAATCAACAATACCGTAACTATATCCTTTACCACCAGAAGAAACCTGTGCGCTTGTAATTCTTCCACTACTATCTGTGGAAACAACTACCTTTCCTCCAGTACCATCCCCCAAAATATCAAGTTCAACATTTAATCCAAGACCATATCCAAATCCAGCCCTTTTGATTGAGATGGTCTTGATTTGATTACTATTGATTTCGGAATCACCATTATTACGAACAGCTTCAATTTGTGGATCAGTTGAAGTGGTCCAATTTGCTGGTAAGGTAATATATTCAGTAGAATCAAATTTGATGATGTCTGATGGTGCGATAGTGAAAAGATACTTCCAAATATAACCATCACCACTTTCACCAGCTCTATTTGGTTCTAAATCTGTGAATGTTGGTTCGTCTTGTGATGCATTTCCTGCTGGATTTGATGGGGTTGCTCCATTTTCAATACAAATATAAACTCTAAATTCAGAATTCATTACATAATATCTTGAATCATAAAACCTGGTTGATCCCGTTGTTGGAGATAAATTATTTACACTATAATCATGACGATATTGTTCATAAACATTACCCTGCTCCCAGTCAACTCTTCTTATAACTCTACGAATATTTGCTGGGGTAATTTTCTTACCGAACAGCATAGTATCATAGACATGATTACTATAATTAAAATTGTCAATTGGTGCTGGTGGACCAGATGTGTTTGTATTCCAATCAGACGTTCTACCAAACCCAACAAATAAAGTTGGATTTGGTAAAGACGTAAAAACATAATATGAATTATCAAAACTCTCAACAGAATCAATAAAATTATTAACATTCAAGATCCTAAACTGATCCGTTACAATAGCCGCCATTACTATTTTGGGTGGTTTTTTTTCTATTTATGATGAAACTTGCTTATTAATATTTCCAGTGTTTCTCAAACCAACACCTCTTCTAGTAATTGATGGATAGGTTGTTAGGCCAACATCAAAAGTATTACCCTCAACTGTTAGAGTAATTGGAGACACACCTCTAGTGAAATCACTTAATTTGCCCCAAGAGAATTGACCAATATTATCACCTGTTGTGGTTATTATTCCAATAGTATCAGTATCGGACTTAATATTACATGTGATAATACCAGTGTTTCCTTCAATGAAGTACTCTTGGATAATGTAAATATTGTCAACATTAGTGGATCCAATTCCAACAATTTCTGAGTCCGAAGAATCTACAGAAGTCACTCCAGTTCCAGTTACGGTATCTTTAACAACAATTGGATAACCAGGTAAAAGAGTTGGGAACAATGATACTTGACCAGAATTGCTCAAATCAACTTGGAATTTAAGGGCCAATGGATGACCACCAACTCCTGTTGTAGTTCCAATACCAGTGATGATACCAGAGTATCCAAGAATAATAGGTGCATCTATAATTGTTTCAGTTACAGGTGCAGCGGTTGCAACAATAACTAGGGGTAAGTTTGTATTTGTATATCCAAATCCTGGATTCGTAATTGTAACAGAAGTTAGAATTCCTCCAGAGGCAGATGCTGTTGCAATAGCAGTAGTACCAACACCAACAATTCCATATTTTGCATTATCAACCTTTGGTGGATTTGCAATTCTAATTGAAACATCACCATCAGGATATCCAGATCCACCATCATTGATTGTGAGAGATGTGATCGTGCCTGCTACAGAAACTCCTGCAGTAACTGCAGCTGCTACTGGATCATTATAATCAACAATAAGTGCATCACAAACAATTTCTCCAAAGTTGGATCCATCAGCATCTTCTTCATATTGGAAGAATTTTGCATCATCTAAGAAAATTTCAGTATCTGAAGAACCAAAATTACCAATAACTTTGCCCACTGGCATAATTTGTGCTTCCAAAGAATCTCTCACCTTGTATTGAACCTGCTCAGAAATAATTACATCTTTCTTTTGTCTTGTAAAGTTGAGAGGACGGAATTTATCTCCATCAATTCCCTGCTGACGATAAACATTCGTTTCAATATCAGTAGAATCAATAATTGAGAAAATGGTTCTCTTATCTTGAGATTGAACATCACCAGAAATAGCTCTGAGCATTTGTACTCTGTCTCCTGGTTTGACTGTTTCATATACAGTCACTAGAGCACTATCAGTTCCTCTTGTACCTCTATAGAAGTAGATGGAAATATCATCTTCAGGTCTTGGTGGAGATGTAAAGTTGAAGTTAAAACTTGTACCACCTTCAAAGAAGTAATCTTTCTTGGGCACCTGAACAACACCATTAACAAAGATTAGTAGAACAGCATCCAAATCAATTTCTACAGATTGTTGGTCTGTAATATCTCTCTGGAAACTTAAACCATTTCCATTTAGATTGAGTGGGAATCTTGTTCTTTGGCCATCCTGTAGACTCCTGATTGAGTCAATATAATCAATTTGTCCAAAGTTCCATGATGAGAATGTATCGTTTAGAACATTGAGAACCTCTAAAGTAAATTCACTATAATTTGTTCCAACTCCTACAGCAGTTACTAGACCAACTGGTCTAAACAAATCACCTCTTAGGAATGCAAATCCTGGATTATTGAGTGTGAATCCTTTAACTGCAAAAGTAGTTGTTCCAATTCCAGTCGTTCCAGCTGGGCCGACACTTAGTGATACTGTAACTCCTTTTCCAGCATCTGTAGTAGCACCAATACCAAGTCTGCTAATACCTTCAATTGGAAGATTTGCATATGATGGGATGGATACCTGAATGGTTGGATCTGTGTATCCAGTTCCACCATCTTCAATGGTAAATGATAGAGATCCTCCTGCACCAACTGTTGTTATAATTGTTGCAGCTGATCCAGAATGACCATCCTCTTCAACTACAACTGTTGCTGCGTTGAAATAACCAGAACCAAATGTTAGATAATTGAATTTGGCAGCTTCGGCAACAGTTGCACCCTTTCTTCTATTTGGAACAAAGGTATGGGCAAAACCAACCTTAAATACATCAACTTCAAACTCAGTATCTGTCTTAATTGTTTCAATTTCATATGGACCAACTGTCTTGATTCCATATACAATTCCATGATCATCATAAGTATGAACAATGGTAGAAATGCCGACATTGGTGACAATTTTATTATCTTCGGGGAGACCAAAGATCTTGAATATATTGCCCTGAGTTCCATCTGGGAAAATAGTTGTGGTTATTCCAGAACCACCAGGGCATGTGAACGCAATACCAGAGAGGTGAATCTGATCACCAATAGCGAGACCACTATAATTCTTTTTGGTTGTAATTGTTGAGAATCCAGTAGACTTATCATATTCAAAATTGGAGATTGCAAAAGGAATACCTCTATTATCTGGGAATCTGGTGGTTGTAAATCCAGTTTCAACATTTCCATTACCGATATAGGTATGTGCAAAACCAACGGGATTTACATTAGTCACAAATGTTGTTGGGCCAACAATTGAGTCAACCAAATAACTATCAGCATATGT